AGCGGCATGGCCTGAAGATTTGCGTCAAGGTCATCAACCGCGCAATATGGCATAAGATGCCCGGCATCCATGGCTATGGCCTTGATCTCGTTGTCCGCCACAGTCGGGGTCATGGTTCCGGTTTGTGGATTCCTGTAACGCTCTGATCTTCGCTGGATAAAGAAGCCCGCTATATCAATGCCCTTGTCTGTCACCCTGACGTTCATATTGGCTGTTGACTTGAAAGCCTCGGCCAGTATCAACAGCGTGCTGTATGCTTTTTTGCCTGCCCAGAAAACTATGTCTCCGTATCCATTGTCCTCTATGGCCTCTTTCATTGCGTCCAGAGTCTCGAACACATCCTTGATTCCTGCGTTCGATGCATCCCAGAGCTTCACAGGTGTGATTTCCGCCGGAGTGCCATAATTGATTTCCCAGCTTTCCCATCCGCCTCCGTCAAGCTGCACAGGCCATACAATGCTGCCTGAAAGGGAACCGGCTGCGATTGCCTCTGTCGTGGCCCTGACAATCCTTCTGAGATGATCTGTCTTGTTCTGGGCCCATGTTTCCTTGCTGCTCTGGCCAAGAAGTTTGAGATTGTTCAGCTCCACGCCTGTCACAGTCACGTTCGGACGTATTGGCAGAGGTTCATACATCGCTGTTGTGCCGGTTTCCTTTGTCGCCGGAATACTTGGAGCGCCTCTTCTTACGACAGGCATTGCCCTCACAACCGCCTTGAGCATGTCCTCGCCCACAAATGGCAGAGGATGATTCGGTCTGTTTGTGAATACTGAGTCTATTACCGGCGTCTTCAGCGGAGGAAGGCCCTTGAGATATCTGATCAGAGTGTCTTTTGTAAAAAAGCCTTTAAGATTAAGATCCATTTCATTCTCCTTTATTCAAATATTCCCCCTTTAAAAGGGGGCCAGGGGGATTATCCCTGCTTATCTCGCGTATATGCGTCTGCGGATCATGGCCTTGATAATTGCCGCGTCAGGCTGGGCAGGACTTGCAATGCCTATCTTGAGAACGTCTTTCCTGACCTGGCCGAAATGCACGATATTGCCTGCTGTCTGAAGAGCCGTATCCACGGTTTCTGTCATGACTCCGTCAATGGCTGTGATATAATCAGCGGTTATTGCGACTCCGTTCGCGGGAGCAGCCGCGCATGTGATGTTCCACTTGCCGTCAAGATGCCCGATCTTGCCAGTGCCACCGGCGCTGCCCGCCAGAACTCCGGGTGAGACCTCTTTGAATGTTTCTGCTCCGGCGATTATGATCAGAGTGCCTGGCTCCACAGGAACATTTTCAAGAGTTCCTGAAAAAGCTGTAAGGACTCCATTTCCTGTAGCGAGAGTCACATCATCAACCCTGACAAGCGGAACCAGTGCGCCTGAAGCGTTTTCTGTGACAAGAAGACCCGCCGGATAAACGCCATTGTTTGCTTTAAGCGAAGCAGAGAGGATAACAACCGGATCACCGCTCAGAATGATCTCTTCTGTCCTGCTTGATTCGAATACTTTTCCGTTAATGGCCATGTTTTAACTCCTACAAAGATGTCGCCCCGCTGGGGCTTTTTTCGGTTGAATTCATTTTTTACACCTTGCTCATCAGGTCATCAGGCAAAGCCTCTTCTCTCTTTCCATCACCCGGATTTGAAAATTCGTTAAGCAGCCCGTTTTCAGGCAGAGTCCCCAGGAAGTCGAAAAAATGATCCTGAAGCGATTTCTTGCCTGAGCCTTTGGACAGTTCGATTTCATCGCCTGTTTTTCCGAGCGCCAGAGCAACTGCCTCAACCGCGTCCTTGTTTGCCGGAAGGATTCTGCCCTTTGAAATCAACTCCTCAATTTTTGTTTCAACCGCTGTTTTTGAGGCTTCATCCTTGATGGCTGAAAGCTCTGTCTCTGCCGCTTTCTTTCCGTCCTCGGCTGCCTTGGCTCTGTCTTCAGCCTCTTTTCTTGCCTTTTCCTCATCTTCCAATTGTTTTTTAAGCTCTTCGACTGTTGGCATGTTGGTCTCCTCTTTTGATGACATTTCTATTGTTAAAGACTCTCCCTCCGAAAATTTAACATCAGCCAGACCAGGCACGGCCGGAGGGACGGCTCCCAGAAGCCCGACATGGCGCACAGTCTTTTTGTCTGCGGCAAGAGAGATGCTGACTTTCTTGTAATGGCCATTGTTTACGAGGGTCTTGACCACCTCCGGAACGTCTTTGAATCTGGCCATCAGAATATCGCCCTTGCGTTTAAACTCTTCTGCCCAGCCAAAAGCCGGATCAGAATCCTCAGGATGACCGAACACAAGCGGGGCCGGAGCCTTGGCAGCATCATAGCCAGCCGCTATGGCGTCCAGATCAGCCTCTGTGAATGAAACAGGCTTTCCTGATTTGGCTGTGAATGTTCCTTTTTTTAAAACTTCGATCCAGTTAGGCATTGCTTTTCCTCCGGTGAGGCATTAAAATATTTACAGATGTAGGGTGTGTGCCGTTCTTTGCACGCACCATTCAAAATTGTCTCGGTATGAGGACTCGAAAATCGGCCTGGCGAGTCGGGAACAATCCTTAAAAGGACGCTCCAATGGAGGGGTTTGCCGACCTCCCATGCCGGGACATGCTACATACCCACCTTCCTGTAACGAAGATTGCTTTCGATGCTGTAATCCTTAACCACACCGGCTGTGACAACCTGATTAGCTATCCCTTTGCCAATAGCCCTGTCTGTCCTGATAATCATCTTGACCAGCTCGTCTCCTGATCGTACCCAGGTCATAACTACTGCCGGATCTTCCTGATCCAGATACCATTCAGCGGCTGCGAACCTGTCCGCAAGTTCGGTTACTTCGTCTGCTGTCAGTGCCTGTCCGCGAGCTTTTTTTGTCTCCCTGACAAGATGGGTGACCGCATGATCATCGATTACAACCAGAGCCAACTGTGGCTGCTTTTCCATACTGTTGCAGACCTTGAGCGGCAGATTAGCCATGGGATAAACTTCACCTTTCGGCTGCATGGATTCTATGACTCCTGCCACCCATTCCCTGTATTCCTTCTTCATTCGTTCACCCTCTGCCCAGGCAAGGGTCTGAAGGCTTTCAAGGTCTTCCTGTTTCAAATGTTTTTTGAGACGTTTGAAGCAAGACGACTCTGAAAAATCCATCCTGTCATCAGGGCAGGCTCTTTCCAGAAACTTTTCAAGAAACCTCTGTTTCAGGGTCGCCGGATACTTTGAAAGATCAGGCTGGTAATGCGCCTTTCCCGGATGGAAATTGAATCCCGGATCAGGCACGAGCGGCCTGGCTGGCATCTTTCTTCCTGTCTTCGGATCAACAGGCTCTATAAGGCCTGGCATGCCTGATTGAACCTCAACACCCTTTCGTTTCACCTGGCCCTCACTAAGCGGCCTGACCGTACATCTGCATCTGAATCCGTTTGGCGGATACCAGCTGTCCCAGAACGGATCATCAAAGCGGTAAACCTGGCCATTCATGGCAAGATGAGTCGGCCTTGTCCTTCTGTCTGAAACTGCGCTGTACATCCAGAAGGGCATGTCATCGACTGACTGGGACATCTGGTTGTAACGACCGACCTGAAGCGCGGTCTGAACATTTGTGCGAAATACGTTGTCCACCCGCCATGCCGACTTGCCTGTCCATCCTTTCTGCTCCCACAGATCCGCATGCTGTTTTTTCCATGCTCCGAATGACTGACCTTCACTGATTGCCTTGCCAAGGCTCCTGTAAAGATCCATAACCGTGTCCATGTTCGACACGCCTGAAACTGCAAAGGCATTGACCTTCTGTTCGTTCCACAGCTCTTTGTATGCCTTTGGCTCCATTGGAACTTTGGATTCCCAGAACTTAATGGCGTCCTTGAATGGTAGGCCATCGGGTTTTGTCATTTCGTACCCTCACCCTGTGAGAGAGCGGAGCTTGTGGTGAAGCGTCCCCAGAGGTCAGCGGCAAACATCGCCCTTGTAAGGACTTCCTCCATGCCTTCAGATCCCATCAGTTCCGGAAGAGCCTCTTCCAGTCTTGTATGCAGTTCTTCGAACGATTCAGCCTGGTTTATTATCTCTGACAGTGCTTTAGTTATTCCGTGGGCATCGGCAGCTTCGGGAATAATTCCGTCGAGCATCTCATCAAGGGCGATCTGGTCAGGATCGTCTGTTTCTTCATTGCCCTTTTTTCCTGTCGAAAAATCGGAAGCACCTTCATCTTTGGAAACATCCCCCTTATTTCCCTTTTGAGGCGGTACTGATGCGGGATTTTCTTCAGGCGAAGAAGATCCGACTTCAATTTCATCATCCTTGTAGCCATAGTTGCGGGTGTAATAGACCTTGGTGAACTTTGCCCCTGTCTTTGATACGGCCTCATCTATCTTTGCCCTTGACTCGTAATCCTCCGGATCAATGTATTTGAAAGTCGGAGACAGCGTTCCTTCCGGAGCGTTTATCTTTGTGTAAATCCAGGCCAGTTCCTGCCAGAAAGTTATGATCAGGTGCTCATCAGCTTCCCTGAAATCGCCCAGAGCGTCGAAGCTGGTTTTTGATTCCGCGAAAGTGCCTGTCTTGCCGCCTTCATTGGTTATGGACTGGCCGTGCAGAACCCTTGCTATGGCTGTGTCGCACATGCGGATCAGGTCTGAGTGAATGTTTCCACCCTTGTTATCCAGGGTATGAATATCAACCTCTGTATTGTTTGAAACCACAGCAACTGCATTTTGAACCATTGCCGTAAGCTGTGACACAGCGGATCTTCTGGCTGTTTCATCTCCGTTCACCTTGCCGATAACCCAGGGGATGCCGAATCTTTCGCAAAGAATTGTCCAGAACTTGATTCCGCCTTTCTTGATCGCTACGGGCCAGAAACATCTGGACAAAAGCCTTAGTCCATACGGATTGACCGCATCATGAAAATGCCTTGCCATAACCAGCTTGCCGAACTGGATTGGCTCATTTTCATTATTCCGGAGCACAGGCCTGTGGAAACCGTCGAAGCCGAACCATTCAGCAGGCCTTGGTTTGATTTCTTTCAGCCTGAGACTCCCGCCATTTGGTTCCCATATAAGCTCGCTAAAAGCCGTTCCGTAGTAAGGCGCATCCAGCATTTGACTCATGATGTTGTAGAGATCTACGTTTTCAAGATCCTTTTCCAGTGCCTCGCAGACCCGGACAGCGTCGGGAGTTGCCTCCAGGCCTTTTTTCGCTCCTGGCGTAAAGGCAAAATCACGTTTCTTGAGTGTTCCAAGCTTGCGGTTCTGGATACAGGAAAGAACCTTGTCGTCTGACGTAAGCGCCCTTAAGGCCTTGATCCCGTCACCAGTTTTTTGAAGCACGGGGTCAGGATCAGGCAGAATGCCGAGCCATGAATAAGGATCAAAACCGCCTAAAATGCCTGAGCCGTTAAGCTCGCTTAAAAGTCCGGCACGTTCATGCTCGGTATCCGAAAAGGAAAGAAACTCTGTGGGGCTTATCCATATGCCTTCAGTCATTGTACCCCCTCAAAAACCTGTCCGATTCACGCGGAAGGGCCGTCATAACCTCAATTACGTCAGACATTCCGTCCATTGTTCGTGAGGCAAAATATCCAAGAACAAAGGCAATACCCGCGTCTCCGTGTCTTTTCTGTCCTTTTCCGTCTGTGCTTCTTTCCTGTATTCTGGGAACGCCCTTGATAATCTTGAACGCCCTCATATCCGCGAGAATGTCCTTGTCACCCGGAATATCGTATATCGATCCGTCTTCCATTGCGGACTTGAAAGGAGCCATGTTCTCCAGATACCAGCCCTCGGACAGCATCAGCTGGACGATTCTGCCGACTCCGTATCTCTGGGCCGCGACCTCTGCCAGGTACTGGCCATTGCCCCTCGCGTCCATTACTCCGCCGCAAAATCCTGGCAAGCGGTCGACAAGGTAAAAAAGGATCTGCTCCTGCTGTTTGAAAGGCATGTTTCTTATTTCAAGAACAAATGGAGACCGCCTTCTCAAATCCTGCTCTATAATCAGGGGCGTTATGACTGTAAGGTCTCCGTTTCTGGCAAAGTCCTCGCCGAAGACGGTCTTTGAGTTCTTTGGTATTTTTGAAATCAGTGGAAGAAGCTCTTCCTCGCACCAGGCTGCAATGTCAGCGATTCTCTCTGGTTCAGGTTTCAGGGTATATTCGTCAGTCCTTTCTACCCGCAGAACTGGCGTGTCCCTGTTCATCCTTGCCTCTATCAGGCTTATTGGTAGCCATGTTCCGCCGCTCTTGCTTGGTATGCAGCAGAGTTCCTCGTCAGCCGCGTCTCCATAAAAATCCAGAAGATTCTGACGCCAGACAGCTTCCGCTTCAGGACTCCATTCTTTCCCAAGCTTGATGCAGATTCTTTTGTAAATTCCGTCTTCCAGGGCTTCATCAAGAGTCACCCTGTGCAGGCTGTAAGGTTTTTTGCCTGACCTGACCTCGGTAATGACTTCGTTGAATTCGTTATCCACGCCGTTGTGTGTGGAAATGATGCGAACCTTGCCGCCCCACATCAAAAGAGCCATTGCCGCTTTCAGAAGTTCTCCGAGCTGTTCGTGGAAAGCTGCTTCATCTATGATAACCCGGCCCTGCTTGCCTCTAAGGTTGGCAGGTCTGGATGAAAGAGCCGTGATGCGCCAACCTGAATCAAAACGGATCACAAAGGAAAGTATGGACTTGCTTTCATCTCCGTCTTTAAAAACTTCCTCAGTTTCCTCGATTTCTCCCGCCGCGAGGTTGTAGAGCTTTGCCCACCAGGCGCAGTACAGAATGAACTCGTAAGCCATGTCTTTGTTGTAGCCGATGTACCAGGCGTTCATGCCGGACTTGGCAGATGCCTCAAGCGTTGTTATTCCAGCCTCTGTCCATGAAATACCTGTACGTCTGGACTTTTCTATGATGGCCACTTCTGAATTATCCTCAGCCCAGGACTTCTGATATTTAACAAGCGGATCAGGGATTTCGGTAATTGTCATGATGCTATCCCCAATATCCGGCGTTTGATCTCGTCCACGGTATCATCACTAAGACCGCCTTTTTTGGCTGTATCAACCACGCTGGCTGCGGCTTCCTCTGCCTTCTTCTTGACTTCTGAAGCCCATTTCTTTTGGGTGACCGAAGCCCGGCCAAGTTCAGCGACTGACTTTGCGAGACCGTTAAGATTAAGTGTTGCCGGGTCAGGGTCAAAATCCATAAGCACAGTGAATATCTTTTCCTGAACCAGCGTCATCAGGGCTTCCGATACAGAGGCGGAATCATCCCTGGAATTTTCGACAATCGCCTTTGCCTGGTCTGTCGCTATCTTTACGGCAGACAGTCTCTTTTCAAAATTCTGCCCGTATCTGTGGATGGCGCTCTTGCTGATCTGATATCCGCGCTCTTTAAGCTCATTTTCGAGCAGCTGATATCCGCTGAAATTCTTTTCAACCAGAGTCGTGTCCAGCCACTCTTTGACCGCCTGTGGCAAAATTTCTATGCTGCTGGGTTTGGGCATTATTCAAATCCATCCGAGAAGGTGTTTAAACACCGTTTAAAAACTCTTCA